GGAATTGTAATCGTAAGGTGGGTCGCATGAGTCATTGGGCAGAATTAGACAGCGACAATAAAGTCTTACGCGTTCTCGTTGGCGATAACAATGATCCTAACGGCGATGAAGGCTACCAATGGTTACTTGATAATCTTGGTGGCACTTGGGTTAAGACTTCTTACAATGGCAATATCCGCTATAACTATGCTGGAGTTGGCTATACCTACGATGCAGAGGCAGATGCTTTTATTGCACCTCGTCCAGAATGCGGCCACAAAGAACTATTCTTAAATGACAACTTTAAGTGGAATTGCCAAGGTTGTGACTTAGAGGCTAAGAAGTTATTAGATGAAGCCTAAGTTATGCAAAGCAGGTCAGCAGCTAAGAGAACAGTTCGATGACTCGTTCCCAGACCGCGATCGCCGTTCCGATGGCTGGATCGGTGACCTCCGCCATTCATCACGCCCTAGCGATCACAACCCTGATCCAGCGAATGGGGTTGTTAGAGCGACAGACACAGATCGAGATGTATCTGGTAAGGCAAAGCCTGACCTCATGCCCGATATTGCTGATCAACTTCGACTCGCAGCCAAGGCAGGCGAGAAGCGCATCTCCTACATCATATTCGCCGGGCGTATTGCTTCGTCTCGCATGGGCTGGCGTTGGAGACCTTACAAAGGATCTAATCCGCATGATCATCATATGCATGTTTCTTTCAGCAAAGCAGGCGATGACGACGGTTCGTTCTTTAATATCCCGCTATTAGGAGGCAAGTAATGGAAGCAGCAATTATCGCAGGATTAGGCTTAATGGCGATCCCAGCCATTCGTGCAGCGATTAAGTCTTACCGCGCCAAGAAGGCTATGAAAGATGTAATCGTTGATGCTATTGAAGCAGCTGTAGATGAAATCGACCGCGATAAAAAATGACGGCGCAGGATTATGCTGCACTTGCAGTAGCGATCGTGACGGTTCTGGGTGGTGTTACTGCCATGCTCAACTTCATGATCAAACACTATTTAGCGGAACTCAAGCCCAATAGCGGTTCGTCTTTAAAAGATCAAGTTAATCGACTAGAAGCGCGTGTCGATACAATTATCGAGATGTTGCGTAAGTAACACTTATCCCATGGCGCGTAAAAAGGCTATTGACTTAGAGGCTTACTCTATGCTCGATCAGTACTGTATCGGGCTTAATGAGTTTTACAAGTCACTTAGACGATCAGGCTTTACTGTGGAGTTATCGTTAGCGATACTTTTAGAGCCTGCAACTTACCCGGCAACTATCCTTCCTGCGCCTAATTGGCTGCCGCAGTCACCAGACAAGATCCCTTATGACGATGATGATGATGAGGATTAACCATGGCTTTACGCCGAACAGTAGTTGTGCCAGACCTTCAAGTCCCGCTGCACGATGAAGTAGCGGTCAACAATGTTATCGCTTTTATTAAGGCTTACCGCCCCGATAGCGTACTTACTCTGGGAGATGAAGCAGACTTCACAGAGATCGGCCGTTGGAGCGAAGGCAAGCCAGGCTGGTACGAACAGACTCTAGCTGAGAACCGAGACATGACGGTTGATATTCTCTGGCGCTTGGGCGAATATGCCAAAGAACAACACATGATCAGGTCTAACCACACCGATCGACTGTTCAATGTGATCATGAATAAGATCCCTGCCTTCATGTCTTTACCTGAGTTAAAGTTCGAGAAGTTTATGAAGTTAGACGAGTTAGGGATCACCTATCATAAGAAGCCCTACGAGGTCGCTAAGCGCCTTATAGCGGTGCATGGTGACGAGGGTAGCGTGAAGCCCACACCAGGTCTTACAGCCCTTGAGAGCGCCCGCAGAGCGGGTATTTCGACTATCTGTGGTCACACGCACAGAGCAGGGTTTTCACAGTTCTCAGAGTCCTCTGGAGGCAAGATCAGCCGCATAATTAGAGGCTATGAAGGCGGGCATCTTATGGACACCCGCATGGCTACCTATACCAAGGGGCAGATGAACTGGCAGCAGGCTTTTATTATTGTTGAAGAAGATGCTAAAGGTAGTCAAGTCAGCATAATTAACTTAGAAAAGGACGGCACTTTCGTTGTGCATGGTCGGCGTTATGGACGATCTCGATAACGACATAAAGCGCACGATCGACGATGCCATGGACGAGGGAGAATTGTTACCGTTTCGTTATCAACACACCGTCAGACAGTCGGATATTTATGCAACACTTAACCCAAGAAGCTGCGAAGGGCGCAGTAGAAGGGCAGTAAATGAATATCTATGAAATAGCAATGATAATGCTTGGCTGGCTTGGTAGTTGTGTGTGGTTCTACACACTAGGAGTTAATGCAGGCTACACAGACGGTCGCCGAGCAGTTCGCCAACAGGTCGAGCAAGCCAATAAGGTGAGAGCATGAACGCTAGTGATTACCTTGTTGAAGCAAGAGCAACTATCCAAGACCGAGGCATGGACTACGGCCACCCAAGTGACAATATGGCAAGAACGGCTGCCCTCTGGTCGAGTTATCTGGAAATGCCGGTTACTGACTATCAAGTCGCAATGTGTATGGCGCTCGTCAAAATAGCGCGAAGCATGGAGACTGCAAAGACTGACACTTACATCGACCTAGCAGCCTATGTGGCTATTGCTGGTCAACTACACACAGAGGAGAATGAACTCTATGTTTAATCTTGAGGATTACGAGACAGTTGAAGAACGCCTAATGAAGTTCTGGAAGGATTATCCTGATGCAAGAATATCTACTGAGATCATCGAGCATACTTTGCAGCGGTTTATTGTTAAGGCTTCTATCTATCGAACTGAAGCTGATGCACATGCTTGGTCGACTGGCTTTGCAGAGGAAACCATATCCACTCGCGGAGTCAATTCTACGAGCGCTCTTGAGAACTGCGAGACTAGTGCGCTTGGTAGGGCATTGGCTAACGCAGGCTATGCGACAAAGGGCAAACGACCTAGCCGCGAGGAAATGGCTAAAGTCAAGGCGGCAGAGCCTAAACCGTTTGCCGAGAAATTAGCAGACAAGATCACGATGCCGGTAGAGGACGATCCTTGGTCAACTAAGGCAGTAGAAGCTGCGCCGTCAAGTGCAGATGCTATAGCGCTAGTCCAAGATGTATTGGGTGCAGTCAAGATAGATAAAGACATTCCGCTATGTCGCAACTGTCATGATCATAAACCTATGCAATGGAAAACAGGCGTAAGCGCCAAGAACAATAAGCCATGGGGCAAGTTTGACTGCTATGTCTGTCGAGATGTTATCTGGTACAACATTGCTGCTGACGGTACTTGGAAGCCACAGGAAGCCAAAGCATGAGCGGACTACAATTCATGAACCAAGACGGTGAGTGGGAGAACTTCCCTACAGACGATGTACTAGCTGAGAAGGCTAAACATCAGGAACTTATCAACGCTTTACAGGTGCGAATTATCTGTCACCTATGCAATGAGCCAGTACCACGCGAAGAGTTAGCATTCTGGGTTCAAGGAACTGTCCTTACCTGGTCATGCAAGAAGTGTCACGCGGTTAATGTCTCAAAGTAGAAAACACCGCGGCTTTCGCACAGAGCGAGTAGTCGCAGAGTATCTGAGGCGCTGGTGGGAAGGTGCTTCAGTAGGTCGAGGTTCTGGGCGTGACATTCTCAATGTCCCGTTCGACTGCGAGGTTAAAGCGCGCACAGGACTCGATGTAGTAGGAACACTCCGCCAGATCGAGAGTCGTACCAAAGAGAGTGGCTTATTGGGGTTTGCCACTTTTAGACTCAATGGACAAGGTGAACATGCTGAGGATTATGTTGCCATGCTTCGTTTAAGCGATCTGGTGGAGTTACTACTAGCTGCGGGTTACAAAGATCGTAAAGATGTTGTGCAAGATGCAGACATCACCAGATGCTTAGACTGTGGCGTGTATGCACTAGGGCAACGCTGCCAATTCTGCCGGGAGGAACAATAAATGCCAAAAGCAGGCGATGAACGAAATGTGCTACCAAAGGCTGCACACACTTGCTTCTGTGGTTATTCGCTTATATCTGCTTATGCCTTTATAGGTCAAGCAGGCGTTAGCCGCATGATGTTAAGCCACCTGGAGTCTATTCATGGAGTCGAGAAGTAATGCCGATATATGAGTTCGAATGTACTAATGATCTATGCGAGTCCAACCTCAGATACGACAAAGAGTTAAAGATGAACGAGCCACACGATGTTGAATGCGGCTTCTGTCATGAGCCAATGCGCAAGATATATTCATCATTCGGCATAGCCTTTAAGGGGAGTGGTTTCTATTCTACCGACAAGTAACTTACGACACACCGCTCTGAGCAGGACTTATGTTAATGAGTTTGACACCAATGGTACTCTATCGGCTAGAAGCCTTAAGGGCTTCAACTCGCGCCTGAAAGGCGTAGCGCGAGAGTTAGCCGTCGCTATTGGGATACTTCTATCTATTGCAAGTATGCCTAGTAGTCAGGCTTCAATAGATGCCACTAAAAGCCTTAAAGTACTGGCTAATAAGCAGCTAACAGATAAACAATATAAATGCCATAACGAGATCGTATATAGAGAGTCTCGCTGGGATCGTTTAGCGGTTAATGGATCACACCATGGGTATTACCAGATGCGTACTGAGTCTATGAAGAACAAGCCTTATGACTATCAGTTCTATATCTATTGGTATTATGTATCTAAGCGCTATGGTCTTGACCATGAGATACCGGACTATTGCAAAGCACTACATCATCTAAAGACTAGAGGCTGGCAGTAATGGCAAAGCGTGGAGACCCCAGACTTACTAGAGATTACAAAGCCTTTCGCCTAAAGGTATTGGCTAGGGATCAGTGGTCATGCTTCTATTGCTCAGCACCAGCTGCAACAGTCGATCACATCATTCCAATTAGCAAAGCGCCTGACCTAGTAGTTAACTTCGAGAACGCAGTTGCTTGTTGCCAGTCATGCAACAGCAGCAAGGGCAGTCGTAATCAAGCGTCTTTTTTAGGT